TAGCAGTAATCTTATTCCCAGATACACCACCAAATATGCTACCTGAAACCAGTGCATTAAAAACGTAAGAACCCGTGTCAACATAAGTCTCAGTCTCTTCAATATCAGATGCTAATTTTGTATAGTCATCACCTATTTCTTTTACAATATCTTTAAGAAAATCCATACCTATTTCTCAGTTTTAATATTTTTAAAATTAAATTTATAAGTCCATAACTTATTATAAAGTTTCTGATCCTTACTTTTAACCATTTCAATTATCAATTCTAATTCCTTATCAGTAATTGGCAAATTCATCATACAAAAAAAGATTCCAAACTTGAAGATTTTTCAACACTCCATCCAACTACATCAAGAATGCTCTTGAGGGGTTCTAAAAATGCTTTCTCAAATTGTAATTCATAATCTATGTATTTGTCAAGATCAAGTTCCTTGGGAAAATCTTGAATGAAAGAGATTACATTTTCGTGAATGATATTTGGTTTTTTAAGGAAAATATATTTAACCTTTTCACCATTCTGAATAAAAGAATACTTATTAGTAAGTTTCCTTTGCTTAACATAATAATTGAATAGCAAAGCTCCCCTAACGTGAATTGGAGTTTTCGATGCATAAATGTTAGAAGATGATGAATACTTTTGAACATCAGATGCAGTTCTAGGAAATGCAATTTGCTCAGGTTTCATATTCTTAAATTTTGTGCGGCACTCTTCAATATACTCAATTATGTCATCTTCACTACCACTCATCATAATGTTAAATGACTTTTTCAACATACTACGACAAGGTGCAGGAGTAGAAGATTTAATTGCCTCAATACCCTTGATCTTTAATTTGGGTTCTTCATAAAGAACACCTTCACTATCCCAAACACTTAGAATATATCGCTTCTTTGCAGTCCAAATACCACGCTCAGCAATACATTCACGCTTCATAATCATTTTCTGATCATAAGCATTTACATAGGACGCCAATTCTTGGTAGCAACTTTCAATATACTTTTCAAGTTCCACCTGACAGACCTTATCAAGGAACGAAACAATGCTTTGAGTAGTTTTCTCTCTTCCTTTGAATACACTCTCAACCAGAGGACCCATATTGATATACAAAGAGTCAGTATCAGAAGCAATAACATAATCTTCCCCATCAGTCTTAAGAACTTTATTTAAATAAGAATTCATCTTATCCATAATCCACTGAATGGAAACCTGACCAGATAAGGTGATTGCCTCAGCGTTTGCTAGTTTGTAATAGCGGAAATACTGATTACCAATAGCACCATAAGCAGAGTTAAGTTGGATCTTTCTTGCCATTTGAATGTTATTACAGCGAGCAATCTCTTTGACTAATTCTTTATTCTTAGTCTTTTCATACTCTTGCTCTGCTGCAAGCATTTTCTTCTTGAAGATTACACGTTCGTTGTAAATCTTCTCCATCAGTTCTGGAAGAAAACCACGAACGTCTTTACGATACATTGCACCATTGGCACATACTGCATAGTCCTTATACATCTCAAAGTTCAGATCCTGATTTAGAATTTTATCCACATTTACTGTAGGATGCCTTTCGTCTAAAAGAGTTTCTGGAGAGATGTTATATTGCATAATGAGGTGAGGATATAGTGAGTTCAAGTCAAAACTCACAACCCAATCATACATTCCTGGAATAGGTTCCTTAACGTAAGCACCAGCATATTTTTCATCTTTCTTAGTCCTATTCTTCGGAGGAATAACGATATCCCTCTTTTTAAGGTAAGTGTAGATGATATTATCCCACATACGAACCTGATAGAAAACATCAGCATAATTCACTTTAGCGTCATATGCCATTGTCAATGCAAGTTCGATCAACTTCATCTTGTCTTCCAAACGGTCAACAAGTTCCACGTCAACGATGTTGTATTCAATATACTTCTGCCAACCGTTAGTGTAAAAGTCTTTAAAGGTTTCAAACTCGGAGTGATCAAGTTTCTTCTGCCCCAGTTCCACTTCGGCAATGTAATCAAGGCGATAAGACTCTTGAATTTTATAAGTAAATTTCTTATAAAGATCAAGGTAATCGAGTTGAGTTAAACCACCAACGTCAAACGTAGTGTGCTTACGTCCATTGATATAAACTTCACCCTCAGTTACAAGACCCCAGTTAGAAAAACGTTTCATCAGTTTTTCACCAAGAACCCGATTAAGTCTCTTACAGATATAAGGAATATCATACATCTGAACGTTCCAACCAGTAATCACATCTGGAACATCATTCATCCAATAATTGATGAAATGATTGAGAAGTTGATATTCAGAGGGGCAATGATGATATGTTACATCACTACGAGTATTATTGAATGGTTTAATTCCCCAAGTAATAATCTTCTTGGTAGTATAATCCTGAATTGTAATCGCAAGAATTTCTTCAGAGCAAGATTCCACATCAGGAAACCCGTGCTCTGAAGCAACCTCAATATCCAGAGTTACAAGTTTGATTTTGCTAATATCAAACTTAATTTCATCCTCTGGATACTTTTCTGAAATATATTGATAGACATAGCGATCGTTTCCATAGATCTCAAACCCATCAACATTTTCATATTTACTGTAAAACTCACGACAGTCCCTAACTGTTCCAGGTTTTACCTCTTCAACTGCTTCACCACTTAATGTTCTATATTTGGATGCCTTTTTAGTTTTTACATAAAGAGTTGGAAAGAACTCGTCCCTCGTTTCAAATCTTTTACCATTTTCTACTCCACGAACCAAAAACTGATTTCCAATCAATTGAACATTAGTATAAAATCTCATTCTTTAATCAAATCCTCGTATTTTTCAAGAAGGGTTGGGGTTGGATCTGCAAGAGTAAGAATCTTGTCAGAACTCATCATAAATGTATCTTGTTTTGTAACTCCCATTAGAAATGGTTCTAATGTTCTAGAAAGTCCTTCAAGTTGAGGTTCTTTTATAAGAAAGGGTTTAATTAACTTACAATCAGGTTCCCCAACATCTGCTCCCACTTCTTCAATTCGACTGATCAGAATCTGATTGTTCGTTAGTGCTAGTATCTTTGTCATCTTCTTTTCCATAATTCAAAACTTGATTTTTATACATTTCGGTAAGTTTATCAATTGGTTCTACGATAGTAACCACCCAATCTGAAGGAACTGGAATCGTAGAATCTTTAGAAATAGGAATCCAGGGAAACAATGCAACCTGAAATGACTTTTCATCAGATTCCAAAATTTCTTGTGGATTTCTCATCCTAACGGCACAGGGCTTATTGAAAAAATATCCAACAACCTTTGGATTTTCTTCATCACCCACTACCATTTCTTTAATATCTGCAATAATATCTTCACCAGATTTTAAAAGTGCTAATTTTACAGTCATAATTTTTCTTCTTATCCTCAGTTATTTTAGCAAAAAAATAGAGGGGAGTCAACTGGATTTTGCCAGTATCCCCTCTTTGGCTAGCGCCGACGATATTCAAATATATTTATAGATAATCTTTACGCTTGTGATGTTCGGGAACAATCTTACCAAGAGTAACGGTCAACAACCCATCCTCAAATTCAACTGATCTAACTTCCGTTTCATCTGAGAGTGTCCAAGATCTGGTGAAAGATCGTTGAGCCAATCCTTTGTGGACATAGTTGGTGTCTGTTTCTTTGTCTTCTTTTTGTCCTTCGACGAATAGTTTTCCATCTTGAGTGTAGACATAGACTTCTTTTTTCTTAAATCCAGCAAGAGCAATCTCCAATTTCGATTCAACGTTGCTCACTTGAACAAGATTATATGGTGGATAATTGGAAGTTGTTTCGTGAAGTTTAAATACGCGGTCAAAGTATTCATCCATTCCAATAGTATTGCGGTTAATTCTTTCCAACAAAGCAGGAAGATCCGCAGCCTGATATTTCATAAGGTTAGTCATTATGGTAGCTCCTTTTAAAGCGAGTTTGTGTTTTGAGGACCCTTACGGCATCCACTACTAATTATACAGGAAACATAAAAAAAGGGAGTGTTGAACTCCCCACAAAATCATTCGGTTTCCTGAACCTTTCCTTTTTTACCAATATTATATTTCTGCTCTAAAATCCATTCCCCCTTATCCCGATAAGAAAGAACTTTAATCTGATTAAGTGGCGCAATATCAACAATAGAATCCTGATTTACTACAGTAATCAGACCCCAATCAGATAATAGACGAGTAATTCTATTTCTACGCTGAACATCATTTACTGTCAGATTTGCGTGTTTTCCATCAAGCGCAAACAGTTCTTTGAAATGAACAAGATAATATCTACCTTGCTTATGAAGAATGTGGCAAGATTGATAGAGTTTTCTTTCCTTTCTAGAAGCAACTCCGATACGAGTCAAAGTTTCACGGACTTTTAGAAAATCATCAGGTTCATTTAAGATTACCTCCACCATCATATTAGGTGACCAATTAACCTGTGGTTCAATAGAGTTTGTCATTTTTTTCCGCCCCTTTCAAGTCTTTTTTTGATAAATTCAAGTTGTTCTTTATTTAGTATTTTCAAAGCTTGGGATGCTTTATCATTACTATATCCATAGTATTGTTTAACGCATTCTAAATCTTTGACTTTATCTTTTCGGATCCAGGGAGAAAATCTCTTCTTTTTCCTCAGACTATTTAGATAAAATGAATACTGCATATCTTTAGGAAGATAATGTTTCATATTCATTTCATTGGCAAACATAATACAATCAATGTGCCCAGAAAGACATCGATTAATAATATAAGGAGGATAGTCCTTTATGATCGTTGGGTCTTCTTCTGTTAGATCGTTTTTATTAAATGATAAGGAATCAATCCAATCCTTCAGTTCGTATTTCATAATTAAATAATAAAAGTTCTTTGCGTTTTTTCTGCTCCCTCATATACTCACCAACAGAACGCATTGTATAAGTCAAATCGAATTCCGCCGCTTTCCATTCGGAATCAGTAAATCTATCTTTGACTAACTGATCAGAATTATAACTAACTAGCATATCCATACTATTAACACTGCAACGAGCAGCGAAAAGATCGTGATCAAATCCTTTATGCATTGATCCTTTGTTCCCATAGAGATTATCCTTAATGTC